GAGATAATAAATTTATGGAAAATAAATTAATTCATTTAATATTTGGACAAATAAAATAATTTTCTTATTTTATGATTTCGTTTATTTAATTGTGTAATGTTTAAGCTCGCACATTTTTATTATAGAATTATTTTATTAATTCATTCAATTGAATAATTGAATTGATAATAATACACCCTTTTGTCATTTTATTTGCAAATCATATTATGAATATCAACGCGTCATTATTTTTATAATGTTATCCAATTAATTATATAAAAAATGGAAAATAGCGTTTTGTGTCTTTTTGGCGGTTTTATGAATAAATTAATTTTATATTTTTTGAAAGTTGTCGTGTCAATAAATCGTCAGCTATATTATTCATCACTTTGTCACGTGCATTACTTTTACACGTACATCAAATGTAATCATTTTGTGGAATAATCATTTTGTATAATAGCAGTCACATATAAAAATAACTTAAAGAATACGACATAGTATACAATACGAATATACCATAAAATAAACAATCAACCAGATAATAATTAATGTTATCGCAACAAATTATTTATTTTATTATAGGTTCTTCGATAGTTCCATTCAAATGAATATTTGAATAGATTACTTTTTAAAATTTTGTTATTTGGGTGCCACCATATGCCTTCCATTGTATAAATCCCTCTTTATGTCATTTTTTATTTCGTTCTTAAAATTGGTTTTTTCGACAGTTTCAATCCGTTCACCATAATTATTATAGTCAATACTTTTACCGTCGTCCATTATGTTCACAAAACTGTCAAATTTTTTTGATGCCTCGTTCAGTTCATCTTTTTCTGCCATATCGTTAAATTTATCTATCAAAAACAATGAATTCACTTCGCACATTTCGTCAAGCACTTCTTGTTCATTTTCTATTAACCATTCTTTGTTTTTGTGCACGTGAATAAATTTGTCGTGCAGATTTGATATATACACATTGCTGTTTTGTTTGTTATTTTTATCGAGATGCTTCAATTTAACGAACATTTGAACGCTCTTTTTATATCTCTTAAATAAATTGTTGTATTCTTTAATTGTTATATGATCCGTATTTTCTCTACCGTGTGTCGTCATATGTATAGTATTATTATTTATCACATTATTCGTTATATTTGAGTTATTTATTGTGCCATTGTTAGTATTATCATTATTTACAATTTCTTTTTTGGAATTATTGTTAATTTTTTTTGTCGAACAACGTTTATTTAATATTATTATCTCATCTTTTAGTTTTATTTCATTTTGCAGGTTGTCCATTTTCATTTGTGCCATTTCATCGTTTTGTTGTTTTATTATGTCATCTAATTTTGCCATTGCGCAATTTTTTTGTTTGATTATATCAATAAAAATATGTGGTTCTATGATTTTGTTGAGACTATTTTCATCAACTTCGCACTTCTTTTTTTTATTTTTATGCCGTGCCAATTCGTGACTTGTTTTAAAAAGTTTATTGCACGTGATACATACGTGAATTTTTTCACACGTCATTATATATATTGTCATTATATTATTTTATATGTTTTTGTTTTTTTTTGTATATTTTTGTATATTTTTGCATATTTTTTATCGTTCCTTATCACTTTTCATTTCATTTTTGTATATTTTTGTATATTTTGGTTTTCTTAATATTTAATTATTATACCTTATTACTTTTTATATCTACAATATTTTATTTTTATTATTTTTTCAGAGAGAGAGTGGAATAATTTTAATTGAAGATTATCTAGGGTATTTATTTTTCCATTAACGAACTATGATTTTTTTGATTTTTACATGATTTTTGTTATTTTATAAATTAATTTATGTCATTTATATTGTTATGTGTTATACATTGTGACTTTTATCATATAACTTCATCATATGTGCAGTTTGGGACGGGTCTAATTATGTTCATTCATTGAAATTATATGATACTAATTATTGATTCCTTCAATGTTTATCGTTGTTTTGACATGATTTATTTTTATTCTTTTTTTGAATTTTTACAATTTCCACTCATAAACCATAACAATACATGACAATTATATCATTTAATCGACATAATAATATGTTTTGGTAAGATTTGATTTTTTGAAAAACAGACCGTTTTTACGTTTTTTCAAAGAGTTTTTTAAATTTTTTATTTTCATTTGTAAATTTATTTTGTTGTTTAAATAATTAACAATATTTATGCGCATAATTTAAGTGTGTCATTTAAAATATTGTCAATTGCATTTTTTTCTTGTGTCACAATTATTTTGTCATCCATTAAATTTTTATCGTTGTCACTAAAATACATTTTTTTAAATTCTTCTAAATTTTGCGTTTTTTTAAAGAGTTTTTAAATTTTTATTTTCATTTGTGAATTTATTTCTCACTTGTCAATAGTGATAAACGATATATCATTATCGTTTCGCATAATTTTTCATTAGAATAATTTGATAAAATACTCAAATTAAAAAAATAAATCAAAAATTCATAACGTAGTTCAATAAATTAAATTGCAATACAAATAATTATTATAATTTTACGGCATTTCCTGTTTTTGCATATGTTATTTTAGTATCGTTTGATTTTCCAACTTTGGCAATAACTGCAGTCGCATTATTTCGAGTGGCTGACGATTTAAGTCTTCCTATTGCTTGATTTGATATGGGCGGATTATTTATGACGGTTGATGATTTGACTTGTACATGATGAGTTGTATTATTTTTCGTACATTTTAGATCAGCAGCACCACGACTTCCAGCGGATTGAACAACATTGAAACCTTTTTTTTTATAATCATTTGCTACTTTATTTTCCGCTCGAATTCCTGTTTTATAATTAGAAGCATGACCGGTTGGCGCTTTTGTTTGTTTTTTTGGTGGCATTTTTTAATTTATTTATTTATAATTGAATATTATTTGCTGTGATTTATGCGCACAATTTCAATTTTTATGTTCGATGATAAATTATACATAAAACAATATTTTTAATTGTTTATATTATGCCATGACTCGTCATATAATGGTAAATGAAATAATATAAATCTTCTGTTTTCGTATTATTTTTTTTTAATTCATTAATAATTTTTTTTAATTTTATTATTTCAATTGGTTCTTTTTGTGTGTTGCTTATAATTTTTATTCGTTTTAGTTCATTTTTTAAAATTGTTATTTCTTGATTTTTTTTATCGATAATTTCATCAAATTCTTTTTGTTTGATTATATGTTCTTTTGATTCGTTATTTTTTATTATTTTTGTTGAATCGTTTGATATTTTGTGACTGACGAAAATTTCATGATGATGTTTCGATAATAATCGCAACATGCTTAAAAAATAAAAACAACCATTTGAATTATAATCATTTTTATATATGTTACACGGTGTTGTTTTTATTATATCAATTAATATATTTGACAACGGATAATGTTGTTCGATATCATATTTATTTATGCGTTCTACATGACTAAAATTAAATGTCATGAATTTATGTGATTGTGAGTATCTATTGCGTTCATGACATTTACATGAATGTGTCATATGCGCACCAGGTTGCCAACCGTTATCAATATGTGGTTGTTGTTGAATCATGTATGCAAATCCATAATTGTCAACAATAAAATATGACATATCTTTATTTTCGTTGGGCGAACAAATCACGTGTATAAAATAGCAGTTGCTCAATTTGGGAATATCTATATTTGACTCTTTTGACACATTTAATTTTTGAATATCATTATTTATTTGTTTTAAACTTCTGCGTAACTCCACATCTGACATTTTTATATGCTTTAAATTTTCTTTTTTTGTAATTAATTCATTGTGAATAATAGTTTTATTTAATAAATTTGTTATTTGTGTGATTTTTCCATAATTTTCAGTGTATGCTTCATTATTTAATTTGCGCGATATATTTGTCACGTGTTCTTGCATTTTTTTATCATATGCATCATCAATGTATTTTTTAAAATCGTCACCAATATTTTTTATGTCATTTGGAATTGACATAACGATAATGAAATATTGTGTTCGTCATTCGATAATAATGATATTATGCAGCATTTTACATTTCAATTTTTCTGACGTAATCATAATATTTTTATAATTTGCACGCCATAAATAATTATTTATGTCATGCATAATAAAATAAGTTATCGATTCCATATTGTGCGACATTATGTTATTTTTTATTAAAATTCATTGTAATATTTTAATGAAAAATCAATATTATTTTTTTGACAATATTTAATAAGTGAGTTTTCTACAATTGTATTATCCGTATTACTTCTCACAAATATTTTTTTAATTTTATGGTCACATTGTTTTAATTCATTTATGATGCCGTCATAATCATAATTAAGACCCGTCGAATTCCCACTCATTATTAATATTTCAATGTTCGGAAAATTATTTAAGCTAAACATTTTTACGCATTTTGTCTTACGCTCTGACATGTTTGTTGATGATTCAAACACATTATTTACGCGCAATTTTGTTATATTTTCATTTTTCCATTCTTCACACAGCGACGCATTATTGCTACCCGTGCAACAATTTTCACAACATTGTGTATTTTCTGATGTGTGCACTGTCATAATTAATTTATCAAGATTTGCGAAATATTTTATTTGTTGTAATTTTGGTAAATGCGATGTATGTGTATTCAACTTAAGTTCCGTCGCGTTTAATTGGGCGATTAATGCCCAGTTATGATTTTTATTTTCATTGAAATGTATTATAGTGCAGTCGTTTTTTTGAATTTTTTTATCAAGTTTATCATTATTATTTTTCAATGTGTCAATTATTTCTACCAGATCATCATTTTTCTTTTTAAGTTCCATAATATCACATTGCATTGATGACATCATACTTAGCAAATCATTTTCGTTTGCCGTTTTTTGCATCGCTACTATTTGAAAATTATAACTAAAATGTTTTCCATAAAACACATTAAACGTAATCTCAATGCGATTATTATGTTATGTTATTGTCATTTTTTTATTGTCATCATTTGATGTCACACATTCATAAATCATATCATATATAACGCGTAATTCAACAGAATTTACATTTCCTGTAAAATCTTTTTGTGCTGCATTTTTTTCATATATTTTTATGCTATTTTTAGAAAACTTAATGTCAATCACATTATCGTCAAATGTGAACGTTCCATCGAATCCATTATTTGAATATGAGCATTGTTGTTCATATTCATCTTTGTCCGTTATTTCAGCCATTGTATTGCGTTTCTTTTATTGTTGTATAAATATGCATATTAATTATGCAATAAATAAATCAATTTTTATGTTCAGATATTTGTAATTTTAATTGTAGCAATTCATTGTCTTTTTGTATAAGCGCGTAATCTTTTTTAAGGATATCAATGTGATTATCTTTTTTTAGCATGTCAATTTCATGATCTTTTTTCATCATTAATATATCGTTGTCTTTTTTTATTAATTGTGTTTTTAGTTCATCACAATGCACAGCATATTTTTTTCCTATCAATTCGTATTGCACTTTAATTTGTGTCATATTTTTTTTAGGCAACACAATTAGCTCAGTAAATTTTTCATATTTAAGGTTCCAATCAAGCCCGCTAACGAATTGTCTCACATCTGCTTCAGCATTGCTTGTATAATCTGGATCGACATACGAATAATATTTTAATTTTATGTCAACGTTTTTGATTTTTCCGTAAGTTCTTTGGTGATCTTTTGCTCTTTGACCTAAATCTTCTGACAAACCAAATTTACAAATAATATCGTTATCATTATATTTGTCATCAATATTCATCGATTTACGCAAATCTTTTACGGTTCCAAATGTAAATAAATAAACTGCTGAAAATTTGTTTGTATTTTTATTAAACACTTCTTTTAACGTGTTGAATGGAACACCCAAAATATCTGATGACAATATTTGTTTTTGTTCAACTGTTCCCATTTGTACTGTAAATAATACATTGGAAGCCCATTTTCTAAATGGTTCTGTTTTGTCATTATGTGATGCAAATAATACATGCAACATGCCTCCATATGTTAAAAATAATTTTTTAACAAATTTATTTTTGCTTGTTTTTTTCCCAACATTTTTAGGATTTTTACACAAAAAATATTTGTAGTCTTCAAGTGGTTTATATGATGTATTTTTCATTACCAACACATCTTGTAATTTTGACATATCAAAAGCATCACTCACGTCAGACACTTTAAAAAATGCACCTCCTGCATTACGTTCACCACGTGTCTCAATCTCTACAATATTATTGTCAATACTTTTGAATTTTTCATGTTCCTCTAATTCGATAACGTCAGGTGCTTCCGTGATTTCATCGTCATTTGTTTCTTCCACAACTGGATTCATTTTCTTTTGAATCTCTTTTATGTTCATCACATAATCATATTTTATGAAAACCTTGTCACACTTCGCAGATGCACCATCAGAAGATATCCATTTGTCTTCATTCTTTTGACTTGGTTTTCCAAATATCCATTTTTCATTTGGCACTTCTTTATTCTTCATTAAAACTCTCGTTGAACGTGATTTCTTACAATATATTGGCGCATGTTCAAATAATTCATCTGCTTGAATATATTGTTCTTTCTTAATTGTCACGATGTTGAATAGTTCCATTGTTGAATTTATTATTTGATTTTCTTTTATTAATAATATTCAGTGGCTATCCTTTAAGTGTAATTTTTATTGTAAAAAATATATTTACTTGTAAAATTAAACCATAAAATAATATTTACGATTAACTAAAAATAACTTAAAGACTGCCATACATTATATTATAAGATAAATCATCATCGCTTAGTCCATATGACTAAGCAAGACTAACACCGAAGTGTGTGTAAAATAAATAATCAATTAGTTAACAATTAATGTTATCGCGACAAATTGTTTATTTTACATGCACTTTCAGTGCGGTCTTGCATTTATTCGTAGAATAAACGCGTTGATTATCGGTTCTTAACGGTTCCATTCAAATGAATATTTGAATAGATTACCTTTTAAAATTTTGTTATTTGGGTGCTACCATATGCCGCCTCATTATATAAATCCATCTTCGTGTTATTTTTATTTTCGGATATTTATGTGTTATGTCATTTTTTATGACATGTTATTTTTGTTTCCATATTAATTTATTTATTTTTTATCATTTGCATTTCTAATTGCATTTGCAATATTTGAATTTCTTTTTCTGCTAACATTGTATTTTGTTTTTCAGCCTCAACATTCTTTTGTTCCATTGTGACATCTTTTTGCAGCATCATGATTTCGTTCTCCTTATCTTTTAATTTTGTGATTATTTGTGACATGCGACCTCTACATTTATCACTAATATAATCATATTTTTCTTTTGTTTGATATATTAGTTTTTGTGGTAATATTATAATGTCATCGTTAAAACATAAATTCAAGACGTCAACATAATCTTCAATTATTTGTTTTCCTTCTAATGTATTTTGTGCGTCAATATGTGATACAAATTTTAATTTTGGTTTGTTTATTTGTTCATGTGATTTAATTATTTCATTTATTTTTTCTTCTATGTCTGTTGTTATACCGTATACGCATACACATGAATTATTTGCATATGAATTGTTAATATTCATTGTTTTACGCAAATCTTTTACCAAACCTAACTCAAACAAATAAACAGTCGTCACATCATATTGAACAGAATAATCATTATATTCAATAGATATATCATTCATTTTTACCGCGTAATATTCTTCATTATGTTCACATTCTTCTTTGTTATTTTCTAAATACAATTTATATTCATCCAAATTATCTTTTAAAAATAATTCGTTTGTTATTCTTTGTTCGTTGAAATGTGCATGACAAAGATATTCTAATTTTGGCGCATCTTTTGTCATTACGTGAAATAATTCTAAATCACTTCCATAATAAGTTACATATCTGCTTTGTAATGACTCAATGCTTCCTCTCCAAAATCCAATTTTAATATGATTTATAGTTGGTGATGTTGTGCAATACACGTAACCAATTTTTGATTTTTCATTCAACGATTTATCAAATGTAAATGTCTTTATTTTTGCGTCATCAAATTGATCAAGCCATTTGTGTAAAATATATTTCGTGTTATTTGTAAACACATTTCGCGTTACCTCTATCATTTTTCTAAAACCACATAATGTTAAAAATAATGTTTCGAAAATAAATGTTTTTTTATTTCGCGTCTCAAAACACATAAAATACTTGTAATGAATTGTATTATCATAATTACACTCAGAACTTATGATGGATTTTTGCAGATTGGGTATGCCAAATTCTTTGGAAATATTTTTTACTTTAAAATAGATACTATTATCTTCATATTTGTCACCTCTTACATCTATATTTATAATTTCACCTTTTTTATTTTTAAATAGCTCCTCATATGATAGCTTAATAATATTTGGTGCATTTTGAATGTTATTATCGTCACTTAAATCTTTAATTTCTGGATTTATTTTTTTTTTGAATTTCTTTAATTGATTGTACAAATGATTCGGTAAAAAAAACTTTATCCAGATTTTTTGATTCTCCATCAGATGATAACCATTTATTTTCTGTTTTTTTGCTTAATTTTGCAAATGTATAATCATCATTCGATATTTTTTTTACGTTTAATCAATGCTCTTGAGTTGCGCGAACCTTTGCAATATATTGGCGCATTAATAAATAACTCGTCACTGTTAATGTAATTAATTTTCTTTATTTTTATGATGTTGAATAGTTCCATTGTTGAATTTATAATTTGATTTTCTTTTACTAACAATATTTATATGATATCCTTTAAATATATATATTTATTGGTGAAAAATCAATGAGTTATATTATGCACCGTATTAAAAAATCACTTAAAGAATGCATTGTATACATACAATACGTATATACCATAAAATAAACAATCAACTAGATAATCATTGTTATCGCAGCAAATTATTTATTTTATTATCGGTTCACAACAGTTCCATTCAAATGAATATTTGAATAGATTACTTTTTTTTGGCTATAATTATATGTCTGCCATTATATAACACCTTTTTTATGTTCTTTTTGATGTCATTTTCCATTTCTGTTTTTTCTGGATTCACATCATCTTCATCACCTCTTACATATATAAAATCATCAAATCGCAATGACGTTTTAGTTAGCTCTTCCTTACTTTTCATATCATCGTATTTATCTTTAAGAAACATTGCATTGCTTTCATATAATGCTTCAATTATTTCATGTTCATCATCAATCATCCATTTATTGTCTTCATATTTGTGAGCAAAACCATCATGAAGATTAGATATATACACATTCTGATTTTGTTTATTGTTTTCGTCAAAATGCACCATCTTTACAAACATTGGTATGCTTTTTTTATTTTTTTTAAATACGTCATTATATTGCTCTAACGTTATATGATCCGTATTTTCTCTACCGTGTGTTGTTATATGTATGGTATTGTGTGTAGTGTTATTGATCGTATTAGAGTTGTCATTTGTCGTGTTGTTTATTGTTTTTTTATTAGTTGTCTTATTAATTTTTCTTTTTGCAGTGTCTGATGAAATTTTTATCATTTGCTCTATTTGTTTTTCGAGCTGCAAAGTTTTGTCTTTTTGATGGTCGATAATATTTTTTTGCTGTTTGATGATATCATTTTGTTCTATCATTTTGTTGTCTTTCAATTTAATCATATTCATAAGATATTTAACATTATTTATATCACTAATTTGATTTTCATCAAAAATACATTTATTTTTTTTATTTATATGACGATTTAATTCATAATTCGATCTAAATTGTTTGCAACATGTGGAACAATTATATTTTGTGTCACTCATTGTTATTAATATATGATATATTTTTATATGTCATTAAAAAATGCGCATTTATATGTTTTTTGTGTGGTAATCATATATTTTATTACACAGCCTTATTACTTTTAAATATTTTTTTGCGGTATGTTGTGTATGAAAAAAATACGTATATTTTATATTGTACCTTATTACTTTTTAAATCATATATTTTAGCTTATTTTACGTTATAATTATTTTTAATTTTATATTACATACCTTATTACTTTTTATTATTATTATTATATGTTTTTATTAGAGAGAGAGTGGAATAATTTTAGTTGAAGATTATCTGGAGTATTTATTTTTTCAATTATGAACTGTGATTTTTTTGATTTTTACATGATTTTTGTTATTTTATAAATTAATTTGTGTCATTAATATTGTTATTTATTGAACGTTACGACTTTTATCATTAAACTTCATTATACGTGCAGTTTGGGACGGGTCTAATTATGTTCATTCATTGAAATTATATGATGCTATTTATTGATTCTTTTTTTTTATTTTTTACAATTTCCACTCATAAACCACAATAAGATGTTTTGATAAGATTTGATTTTTGAAAAACAGACTGTAAAAATTAAAAATATTTTTAATTTTTGCGTTTTTTCAAATTTTTATTTTTGTTTGTGAATTAATTAAATGTGAGTTATTTATTAGTTGACTTCATTATTTGCATAATATATATTCATTAATTAATGTAGTTGACTTCATTATTTGCATAATATATATTCGTTAATTAATGTTATTTATTAGTTGACTTCATTATTTGCATAATATTACACCAAATAATTGATATATAACACTTACACCATTTATATATTTATATACATATTATAATAACGATGACTACATTTTATCCAAAAACGAATGCTGATTTTTTTAGTGGGTTGGCGCATTATTTTGATGGTGTTCAATTAACAAATGGTTCAGAAGGGGCTGATTATACAGATCAACAAATTGGTTCACATAATACAGGAACAGCTCACTATATCAGTAATTGGAATGTGTCCGACATAACTGACATGAACAGCGCATTCTATGATAGAACATTATTTGACGAAGATATTAGTGCGTGGGATGTTTCTTCTGTTGAGAATATGGAATATATGTTTTATGGATGCGCAAATTTTAATCAAAATATTGGCGCATGGGACGTTTCTTCTGTAACAACTATGGAAACTATGTTTGTTAGTTGCAGAAATTTCAATCAAAATATTCGCATATGGACACTCAAAATCAGTGTAAACCTATTTTATATGTTTTTTAATGCTACGGACATGAAAACTACATATGGTGGATATAGCGGATACGATAATGGAAATCCAACTAGAGAATTTTGGAACATATTTACAGCTAATGATGAAAATATTCATAATGCAATCACTTATTATTTTGACGAAACAGGCAATATTCCAAGTCCGATTCCAAATATTGGGCAGTTCAGTAATACAAATAAAATTAATATATCAAAATGGGATGTATCAAATGTAACAAACATGTCTGGTATATTTAGTAACATGGCAACTTTTAATGAAGACATAACAGGTTGGGATGTGTCAAAAGTAGATAATATGACAAATATGTTTAATGGCGCAACAAATTTCAGTCAAAATATATCTAATTGGCGTCCGACATCTGGATGCGATTTTACGAATATGCTTGTTGGCACGAGCATGGATAAATATACATATATTGATGGATATGCCGATTTAATTTAATGATGTTATTAATATGAACGTTCCATCGAATCCATTGTTTAAATATGAGCATTGTTGTTCATATTCGTCGCTGATAACGTGTGCAATTGTCATTTCAGCCATCGTTTCGTATTGTGTTTCTTCTATCGTTGCTTTATGGTTACATGTCAATGTAATATTGATTTGATAATTTAATTTTAATATTTCATTTGTAAGAATGATTGTCACATGCATTACTTTTACATAATCATAAACTGACATCAATCTATTAAATTATATAATGAAAACCAACTTGATTTATTACGTTTATTGTTAAATGTAACATATTTGAACAATTATTTATTTTGAATTCAATATTTATAATAATATTGCCACGTGTATTACATTTACATATTCATCAACTGTTATCATTCTATTATTTAATAAAATGATACTCACCTAACATACATTACAATGAACCATAAAATAAATAATAAGCTAAACAATAAATATTGTTGCCATTATTTATTTTATCATTGAACTTTCACACATCCGTTCGGCTAATTTTTAATTCTTTTTTAGTCATGATATTGACATATATTGTTTCACCATCAAGGTTTATTTATTGTAAATAAATTAGATTCCGGATCATTTTTGCTTGCCGATGCTAAATATTCTATTAATTCTAATGTCATTCTCTTTTCATCTTCTTCATCATCGTCAAATGTTAATAACGCATTTTCTTCAAATTCAGAACGTAAAATGGCAGGTCTATTATGTGCTGATATATTTCCACTTTTTTTAAGGTCCGGAATTAAATAAATGTGATCTTCTGTTAGTCCATTATTTTTTAAAAATTGTTTGCATTCTTTATCATACGACGCATCTTTAAATAAATTGTGTGCGCTTTGAATTTTTCTCACTTTTGCTTTTGAAAAAGCAGGACCAAGCACGCTTATAAATATATATTGTTCTAATGCAGAAAATCCTTCTCTGATTGTTATAGGTATATCTCTACTTTTTAATTCTTCTATGTCTTTTTCTAAAACTGATATTCTTTTATTTTGAGAATTTAATTGTTTTTCTAATGATATATTTTTATTCTTTTTTTTTGAATTTTTCAATTTCCGCTCATAAACCATAATAATATGCCATAATTATATCATTTAACTGATACAATGTTATGTTTTGGTAAGATTTGATTTTTGAAAAACAGACCGTAAAAATTAAAATTCTTTTAATTTTCGCGCTTTTATTAAATTTAGTTTTAATAAAACCGTTTTTACGTTTTTTCAAAGAGTTTTTTAAATTTTTTATTTTTATCTGTAAATTTTTTTTTTTAATTAAATCATTGATATTATTATTTGTGTATTTTATGCAAGTTATTTAAAATATATTATCCACTGTATTTTTATTATATGTTTTGCCTATTGTTTTTTTCTTTTGTGTCACAATTATTTTATCATCTATTGAATTTTTATTGCGGCTGCCAAAATATGTTTTCTTAAATTCTTCTAAATTAATGGTGCTCATACTTCTATTACATTGCCCACAAATAGGTTTTAAATTATCAATATTTATATCACCCCCGTGAATTTCGGCTATGACATGCCCGCATTCAAAATTCATTTGCTGTATCATTTTGCCACACCCTATATAACATTCGCTTTCACCGCATTTGCTGCCAAAATTATTATTCCATACCATTGTTTTTAATGTTTTCGGTATTTTTTTCTTTTTTTGTCTTAAATGAGTTGATTTATATTTTTGTATTTCTTTTACGATGTCATTTTTTTGACATAAAATAATATTTTGAGATTCTAATTCAAATTTTTGCAATGCTATTTTTTTAACTAAACCAAAAAAAAGTTTTATTTGGTGTTAATTATTTTTTAATAAATTAAATATTGTGTTTATTCAACAATTATCATTTTGTTTCTTTTTAATGGTTTTCTTTTTCGGTTTTACTGTTATCTCTTCATCATCTGAGTCATCATTTTGTTTCTTTTTAATGGTTTTCTTTTTTGGTTTTACTGTTATCTCTTCATCATCTGAGTCATCATTTTGTTTCTTTTTAAT